TCGTGATAAATCTGCAAGTCAGACCCAGCACCGAAGATGGCCTTGTCGTTGTCGCCGAAGTTGATGTCGTTGCCGTTGGTGTCTAAGTCGCCGCCAAGCTGGGGTGTGGTGTCCTCGACTACATTTGCCAGTCTGGTAGAAAACGACAGTGTGCCAGAGCCGTTAGTGACAAGTGACTGATTTGCAGAGCCGTCACCGTCAGGCAGAGTGAATGTCGTGGTAGCTGTGACTGAGGCAGGTGCTTGTATCTTGATGGAATGGCTTGCGTCATCATCCTGTAAGTTGAGGACATCAATGCCAGTAGTACCAGCCGCAAAGTCAGCCAGATGGCTCATCTGTTCGCGCAGGGCGTTATTGACATTGCTAGGTAACATACCTTCCGCAATGGATATGCCGCCAATGTCCGTATTAGAGCCAGCCGCTGAACTGTACTGCGATAATTTGTCTTTACTCATGTGTCACTACCTCTGGTGTGTTTATATCATTTGCCCTACTGGTCAGCAAGTAAGCCTATGGATACTGCGGCAAGTCAAGCAAGCCTAAGTTCTCAGCCTGTATCGCCGCACGTTCACCCAATAAACCGCCTGTTGGCACTGCCGTTGCTCTTAAAACTGGCGGTACTGCCGTAACCGCCTTTCTAGTCATTTGAGGCATCGTATATGCCCCAGCAATTCCTAATGTCGTACCTAACTGAGTGGTAAAATCAGGTATGTATGGTTGGCCACCACTAAGATACCCCAAAGCACCAACACCCATCATTCTTTCTGCTGTCTGGCTTCCTGCTGGTGCGCTTCCAATAGTAGCCTCACCAGCTTCAGCAATCTGTTGTAGCGGCATCTCTTTTGCAAATAATTTGCTGGCTGATGACCCACTAGCTTGTTTTTTGACCTCGGTAAGAAGCTGGCTTGGCGTGAAGTAATCTTGCTTGAAAGCGGATGTGCCAGTGGCGGCATTTCTAACTGGTATCCATACTTGTGTTACTTGTTTAGCAATGTTATATGCCTCAGTTTTTCCTTCTGGTGCATATCTGAAGATAATATCTTCAAACATATTTGATGCGTCAACCAACGCTTCCCCAAGCTCTTGTTCTGCGACATCTTGAGATTTAAGGTACTTAAAGCCGCGATTTCGTATCAAACGATAATTTGCCATTAGCCTGTTAGAGTCCGAGCCAAATCTTTCGGCTCGTTCTCGCATTAATTGTAATTGCTGAGTAAGGAAGTCAGTTTTCTCTAACCCCTTGTATTTTTCCAATATGAGTCTTTCAAGACCATCAATCTCAGCCATGGCTTGTGGGTTTGTAATAACCACGCCCTCTAAGGCGTCATCCCATATTTTTGTATAGTTCTTAACGGCCTCATCAAAAAGCTCCGAGCCTGTTTTGTTAGCCGACATTTTTATCCCAGCAGGAGCAAAAACCTCATCTAAAACAGCACGATTAAAGCCTTCCATTGCCTTCATTCTGGCGCGGCCTACGCTTTGCCCAGCAACAGGTAATGTATTTTCAATAATATTTTCAAGTTTGCCTAAAACGCTTTTTTTGCCAAACGCTTGACCAGCCGTTAATGGCACACCTTTTTCTATAAGCCCTGCGGCTTGTGGTGATGGGGTTGGTAAAATAGCTTGTAGCCCAGTGCCAAGGCCAGAGGAAATCAATCCACTGCCGATTGCCGATGGTAATCTTTCTGGCTGGATTAATGCCTCAGAAAGCTCACGATCAGTTTCTGCCCCCATATATCCATATAATGAACCAAGTCCAGCAGATTTTAACGCAGTGGATAGAAGCGTCTTGCCCATACCTAAACCGCCAGTGAAAGCCCCACCAACCAGTTCCGCGCCAAATGATCCTAGTGGCATTTGTTTGCGTTTTCTTTCTAATAACTTACCAATCTCTTTACGCACTTCAGCGTATGGACGCCCTTCAGTTAGCGATCGAATACTTGCTTCAATTTCATCTCCTGCGCCAAATGTTAGACCCTGCATTGCCATTCTTCCAAGATCAATATATTCACCCATTATGGTGCGATCTTTAGGTAAAAATTGCTCTAAATAAGCGTCTGCCATGAGGGATGTATTATTGGCCATAAGTTGACTCCAAGCCTGACATTAATTGAGATGTCATTATCTGATAGCCGCCGTTTTGCATATTCTTAAAGACATCACCTTCTTTAACCCTACCATCCGCAACAAGTTGGTATAATCCTTGGTCATCACTGGCTGAGAAAAACGGTGTGTCACCAGACTCGTTAAATGCTTGCACCGCGCCAACTAAGTTATATCTAGGTTGACTAGAATCATCAGTGCCAAGGTAATAATTTTCAAAGTATGTAAGCTGTCGTTGGTTGTATTCTTGAATCTGCCTTGCGCCCTTAACCAAAAGAAGGTTTGTCTCAGGTCTTGACTGCATATTGGCTATTGCGCTTTTGAACATATCAATTTCCATATCAGATGTCGCACCTGAACCGACTGGGCGCATCAATGGAGTAGCTCTATTAACTAATTTCTGGAAAAGTTCCATATCAGTTAATTGCTTTTCTTCTTCTGGTGTAAGCATATTAAATGCCGCGCCAATTTGCCTGATCCCTAACAAGGCTTCAGCACCGCGACCTGTCTGCAATCCGTTTTCCAAAAGGTCTTCCATTTGACCATAAATTTGGTAGACCTCATTGCTTTGGCCTACCTGACTGCGCCAATCGCTAAGTTTAGTGTAGTCCAGTTTTGCCATCTGCTCTCTGCCGTATTCAACAGGTGCATCACCGCCGACAGTAACACTTACACCGCCAGTTGCTTTCTGTAACTGCTTAATATACTCAATCCCCTCTGGTGTATCGGGATTAAATCCAGCGTCTATTGCCATTTGGCGATATTTAGACGGGTCTGGCATCATTTGTTGTTGCAACTGCAAATAAGCAAGCTGGTTAGCTATCGCTTGTTGTTGTTCAGCCGCCTGACGCTGTGCCGCCGCTTGTTGTGCCTCGTTATAAGTGCCAAGCATAGAGCCGACAATCTGACCAGTGGTTAACGGCCTGTCTTGATAGCCTGACAACTGCAATCCAGTTGCCGCCGCCGCACTTAACCCAGCTAACTCAGGACTACCTTTTGCTGGCATCCGTAGCTGTGCGGCTCGCAACTGATCCAATCCGCTAGGTGGCATACCTTCAGGCCGTGGGCGTGGTAATGGAACGCCCTGCCGTTCCTGCAAAAACTGAGATCGCGCCAATGGTGCAGTTGGCATCGCAACACTCGTTGGTGTCGATAGTGGCTGTGTAGTTCTTGACGCAATAGCCGCCATAGTTGGCGCAAGTATAGACGATTGCGGCTCGAATGGCTTAGGCAATCCAAATCTACCCTGTTGAGCCGCCTGAAAAAAACTTGTGGCAGTAGGTCTTTGCGCCGTTAGCGTGTTACCCTGCCGAAACCCATAAGGAAACTGATATCCGTTAGCCATTAGCCCATCATCCCTAATAAACCGCCGCCGATAGCGAATGGTGCGTATGCGCCGAAACCTGCCCCTGCTGGCAAAAAGTTAGCCGCCGCAGTTGTCGCCCCTAAAGCACCACTAAGTGCGCCAGCCGCACGATTTACATATTGTGGCGTGATTGTCTGACCGCCCAATGCGCCAGAACCGCCCTGAACCATCTGCAAATAATCGCCAAGTTTCTGATATGGCCTTGCTTGCTCAAACTGGAAACGCTCGATATTTGCCGCGAGTTCTGCGCCAGCCTGTGCCTCACGAGCCGCGCCAACCTCGCTAAGACGTTGCGCCCCAAGATAATCAAGCTCGGAAAGTTGAGGTAATTGTCCAGCCGCTTGTAACTGTCTGTTAATAGCCTCACTAGAAAGACCGCCAAGTGCGCCAAGACCGCTAAGACCAGTCTGAAAACCAGCTTCTTGCAACTGTGCAATTTGCTGTTGTGCGGCAAGACGCCTCTGAATATCTGCGGCAGATTCGCCTGATAACGCACCTAGACCCTGCATGGCAGAGCTGTACTGGGCTTGTTGCAATGCCGCTAGGTTCTGCTGTGCGGCAAGTTGATTTGCTCTTTCTCTCTGATAGTCTGAATAAGCAATATCAGCCGCAATTCCTCCTAATTCACGAGCCATAGCCTGTTGACCATAGCCAGAGCCATATCTACCAGCTTGAGAAAGTTGCCCCTCTAAACGCTCTTGAACTGGTCTTAAAGCTCTCTCAATGGCTAAATCTCTTTGTGGAGTTCCCCCAAGAAACTCCCCAGCCGCAGTCCTGCGTGTCATTTCGATAGGCTCAGATAAACTTATGCCGCGAGACAACTGCCTAGCTAAAGGCAACGCCTCACTAGTATAGCCACCCATTGCCGCACTCTCAAACGCCGACATCGGTCTGGAAAAATCAACCCCACCAGCTAGGCGTTGTGCATAGGGTAAGGCTAAATTTTGCATACCGCCCATTGCGGCAGTCTGATAGGCTTGTTGCGCCTGTCCGATTAGTGGACTGCCAGAAATAGCTCTTTGCCTAGCACTTGATAGAGCCATCTCCGTTTCTGGTGAAAAGCCGACAACAGTGCTTTCTGGGTAATATTGCGGTGTTGGTGATTCATACAGACGCTGTGCCTCTGACAAGCCATACTTTAGAAACGGCTGTGCATACTCTGGTGCGGCTGTTTGCTGTGTAATGGTTCTGGTTGAACCGCCACCCTTACTCATATCATAGTTCCCTTACAAAAACAGTGGACTTGGGTTGATAGTCCGTTAGCTTGCGTTGCCAGCCTTTACGACCGATAATTTCCATACCTGAACAGCCGATTGATCTAGCCCATTGAGCAATGTCTTTTTCGGCATCAATTAACTCATCCAGATCACCGCCAGCTAACCAAATACGGCAAACAGATCGGCGTGGATAGTCAACGATCTCCGTTACAATAGCACACTTTTGTCTAGGAAAAAACTGTGCCTTGCCATTCTGTACCGCCAGCCACACATCGTTTATACCGTGGCTATTACTTGCATATGGTAGTGCCGCCTCTATCCAGTGCTGGCATCGCTCCCACTCATCCAATAATGAGGTATGCAAAGTCTGCATCGTGTCCTGAATTGTCATAGTTTATAACCATTGTGCCATTCGTGCTACTGCCGTCAATATAGGGGTTATGATGCCAAGGATTATGATTAACTCCTGTGAAGAAAACAAGGCTCTGTATAGTATAGCGTGGCTCATTAACCGTAATCTGCGTTGAGGTGGATGGCAATGTCACATAGCCAATACTATTAAGACCGCCATCTATTGTTCGGTTCACGATTTCTGCAATTTCGCGTGTAGTTGCATTGATCGGATTAAGTGTGCGAAAATTTGTGGTTCTCTGCGCTATTGTCATTATCTGCGCCCGATCTCTCTAGCCTCAACATCAATGCCCTGTGCCAAGCTCCACTCACCTGTGATGTTCATCCTGACGCGATGATAACGCCCCTGTGCGCGGAATGGCATATAACCATCATCATTCATAGACACTGCGCTGGTAAATGTAACGCTATCCGTTGGCGTGTTTCTTGTGCCAACCTCAAGCGTGGTAGTGCCATTCTCGTGGTATGGGTAAATCCTAGTCACAATAGCGTGTTTGCCTTTGGTCAACGGTAACTCGCCAGTCTCAATCGTTCCCTCTAACTTAGAGCCTGAGAAGGTGTATATTTTAGAGCCTAATGCGCCACCTAGTAAAAACTGACCGCCCTGATAAAACCCACTATCAAGCGAGGCTGGCAAATCATCTAGTGACGAACTAATGTTATCAAGCCCATCAAGTGTGTATGCGGTGCTGAAGAACGCCGACAACAAATCAACATTTTGCTCGATTAAAGACCATCTGTTCAAAGCGTAGTTATAGACCAAAATCTTGTCGGGTGTAGTTCCTGTGTTGCTGTTAGAGACATATGCCCACATAGCCAACTGTTTAACAGGGTCAGCAACGCTAGTCATTCTGTTATATTGCGCTGGGTTCGCATCAGAGACAAAAAACTCGTCAACCTTTTCTGACCCAATGGCGGTTGATTTCTGTCCATCAAACGCAAAGAACCCTGCGTCAGAGTAGTAGAAAACCAAACTGCCGACATTACACACTGACCCAGATATCTTACATCCGCGCTGTGTCTCAACCTTGTCAAACTGGAACACTAACGGCAAGCCGGAGTATGTGGCGCGAACAATAGCCTTTTCCATCAGAATGGTACAGTATTCACCGCCGACAATACCAGTTATGTCACCTGCATCGGGGATGTCCTGAAAGTCAGACTGGTTTGTGCCAGACGTCCAGTCAGTTGCACTGTTGAAGCCAGACCACTTGACACGGTAAGGCTTGCGTCCAGAGCCTTCATCAATATTAGCTGTCCAGATAAAATCACGCACAACAGCGACAAAATCAGCCTTTGGTGCATCTGTTGATAATGTTGCAAACTGCGTGGATGTTCCTAGCGTGTATTCCTGTAAATACTCGCCAGTGCCACCAGATGCGATGACCTG